ACCAGTTTGTTGGAGACGACACCGCCCCGAGTGTGACGATGGGGGGAGCCCGCATCGCGGTCGGGAAACAGACGAACACAGAACTATACGCGCCGGAGGCCGCGTAGAAGCTGGCTCGCAGAACTTGCCCGCTGGCAACATAGAATCTCAGGCACCTGGCCCAGTCCTGCTGCGGATCGGGCTTCTCCAGCGGCGTCGCGACGGAGCCGACCTCGAGCTGCACGCCCCATAACTGCACCCTCCCGGACAGCACCCCGACCGCAGGAAAATTTGTGGCTCCGGATGAAAACCAGAGCCGGAACATCGTGTAATCATCACCGTTTGTTCCGAGGGTCTTGCCGGCAGTGCTCGGGACGGCGAATGTTACAGAATACCGCGCCCAAGCGGTCGTAAGCGCGACAGTCGAAACAGATGCAGCGATAATCACTGCTGCTGATGGCGATCCTCCGCTACCAAATACCTGTGCAGCATCCAACCCAACTTTAAGTCCGGCAACTCCTGCCACTGCATAAAACGAAAGGGTTACGGTTTTACTGGATAACCGCCTCACATTTTCAACACGCTGCCAGACTTCGTTGAAAGCTCCCGCTGCGGCATTGCCCGTAAAAACATTCTGCCAAACAGTCTGACAGGCTTCATCACCGATGCTGGCGCGCATTGTGTCTGTCGCCGGCACCAGCACCACGCTCATGGCGTCAGTCGCCACGCCAATCTGCCAACGATCCGCTGTATAAGCACTCGAAGCCGTCCACGGCCCCGCGCCGCGCTGCGCGATGTTGAAGAGCGGGTTGTGGATGAGGTTGCGCCCGACGTCGTTAAGGGCCGGCGTGTGATCAACGTACTGCTTGGTCGCTGCCTGGAGCGCCGCAGTCGGATCGGCCGCCAGGGTCAGCGGCCCGGTCATCGTGTCGCCGCCCTTGAGGAGGAAGGTGCCGAGGTCCGGCGTCGGCACGGCGATCACCCACTGCGTGCTATCGCCGTCGTTGTAGCGGACGTAGAGGAGACCCGAGTCCGACTCCCACCAGAGCGAGTTATCGGGCACCCCCACGGGCGGCGTGTCGCTGACGTAGACCGCCGTGTCGCCGGCGCCCAGCAGCAGCCACTTCTCGCCGTCCCACTTGTAGACCGGCAGGCCCGCGACCGGCGGCGACGGATAGAGCTGGCCCGAGGTCGGCGAACTTGGAAAATCTAGATTCACCGCCCGGTCTCCACCCACTGCGTGGACGTGCCGTCGTTGTAGAGGACGAAGAGCGCGCCCGAGTCGGTCTCGAACCAGAGCGTCCCGTCCGGCTGGCCGGTCGGCGCCGTCGCGGCGACAACCATCGTGGCGTTGCCGGTGCCCGGTACCCCCTGCGGTCCCTGCGGGCCCGTCACGCCGATCGGCCCCTGCGGGCCTGGAGGTCCCGGCACCGTTGAGGCCGCGCCGGTCGGCCCCGGGGGCCCGATCAGCGACGTCCCGGCCGGCCACGTCGTCGTCTTCGGCCCGTAGATGAAGTGGGCCACGGTGTCGATGTAGAAGTCGCCGCTGATGCCGATGCCGCTCGTCGGCGCGCCACTGCCGTACAGCACCGAGTTGCCGCGCGGGCCCGGCGGCCCGATCAGCGGGACGCCCGCTGGCCAGGTGGCCGTCTTCGGCCCGTACAATACGTTAGCGACCTGATCGATGTAGCTGTCGCCGATGTTGCCGGTCGCGTTGCTCGGCGCCCCGCTGCCGTAGAGTAGCGTCGTGCCGGGAGGTCCTTTTGGTCCCGCGGGTCCCGGCGCCCCCGGCGCCCCCGGCGGCCCCGCAGGCCCGGGCGGCCCCTGGTCGGGGACCTGGATGACCTCGACCTCGAAGTCGGTGACGACCGTGACGTCGCTGCCGTTCCCCGCGAGCGAGACGTCAGTGTCCTGCGTGATGTCGATGGGACCGCTGTCCTGCGCGGGAACGCCGTTGGTCATCGGCTCGCCCCCGGCGTGTTGTTGAGCGTACCCGACCAGATGCGCAGATAGAGGGTACCCGTGAAGCGGATCAGCGAGTGCTCGTAGATATCGATCGGCAGTCGCTCCAGGTCAGCCTGCTTCATCCAGATCGAGAACTCACCATTGACCGGGTCGGTGATCGTGATCCCGCCGTTCTCGGTCGTCAGCAGCAGCACCTCGGCGACGTCGGCGGCGTTCTTTCGAATGCCCATCCGCATCGTGTTGCCGGTCAGATCGACGGGCAGGTTGCTCGGCGTGTACTGGTACGCGAACCCTCGCATGAAGTCCGCGTCGGTCTCGGTGGTGATGTTGACGATAGCCATGTCTCAGATGCCGATCTTCGCCTTGATCGCCGCCGTGGTTATCCCGGAGTAGGCGCTGTCGATCTGCGCCAAGGTCGTGATCGTTCCACCCGTGATGCTGCTGTCGGTGCTCGTCTCGACGTCGTAGCAACTCTGAACGTGCTTGTTCACGGCTTCTGCGTATGTCGTCGTCAGGGTCTGGGTCCAGGCGACGAACCCCGTCAGCGTCTTCCAGTTCACGGTGAGAGTCGGATTTGCGTTGAGATAGACCAGCGTCTGATTGAGAGCGGTACGACTGACGCGGTCGGTGCGCAGTTGCTGACTGCCGGACGTCGTGCCCGCGACCTCGTAGTTGTACCGGACCGACGCGCTGTAGGCGAGGAGCTGCGTCTGAGTGTACTGGCCCGCCGCTGGCTGGACGAAGGTGGTGCCGTCGAACAGCCAGTCCGGCAGCTGCGCCCGCTGCTGCATCACCGTCCAGAGCTCGATCTCGCTCGCGATCTGCGACGGTTGATTGGTCTGCGACCATGTCACGTAGGTGGAGTCATTGACCGGGACGTAGGTGTTGGTCGCGCCGGAGTAGACCTCCGTCGTACTCCCCGCGACGACCCAGTAATGACTCGAGGGATCGATGGAACCAAAACTCATGTGTACTGGCCTCCGGTGTTCGTGATCCCCGCTATCGTCCCCGGCAGGAACGTTATCCCCTGCCCGGACGAGTCGACCACACCGTTGGACTGCGCGGCGTATCTCGTCCCGGTGACGTTGGCCTTCCCGGTGATGGAGTCGATGCGCGGCGAGACAGTTGAGGTGCGATCCGCAGTGCAGAAGTAAGTGATGTTGACCGGATTTGGGATGATGTACTGCTTGATCGCGCCGCCGCCGCCGCCGATGGTGCCTCCGAATGAGCCGCCAATATGACAATACCCGCCGCCGAGGATGCGTATGATGTTGATGAATCCTATCGCACCGCCCCAGGTGACCATGTGGCCATCGGCGCAGGTACCGAACTCATTACAGGTCAAGAGCGCCAGATAACCGGTCGGAGCGAAGACCCCGGCACCGGGCCACGCTCTCGTGAGATCGCTCGCGTCGGACTCAAATCTGAATCCGCTGAAGTAATAAGGGCCGCCGTTAACCGCGACGGCGGGACCGGTGTTGGCATGGATGATGCAGTTGATCGGATTGGCCGTGTCACCGACGAAGTTGACCGTCCCGGAGCCGTTGACCGGAGGCAGGTTAACCGGGCCGTAGAGTCCCGCCGCGACGTTGACGGTGACGGAGAAGCCATTGAGATTATACCGTGTCGACGCGACAGCCGCCTTCTGCAGCGTCTTGAATGCCGTACTCGACGTCAGGCCGTCGTTGCTGTCGCTCCCAGTGGTACCGTTGACGTAGTAAGTACTCGCCGACAGCAGCAGGTTCGAGTTGAAGATGCCGAAGATAGCCTTGAGTAGCTGAGTCAGATCAGTACTGTTCGGCGCCTGACAGAGCGTGTTCGCGTAGTCCTTGTAGCCATGATCGTAGGCCCACTGGATCACCGCGACGATCTCGCGCTGATCGTGCTCGATCGAGAACGCGGGAGGGATCGAACCCTGACGTCCGATCGACGGGTCGCCGTTGACGTAGGGCGTACCGTACAACGTCGTCTCGTCAGGCAGACCGTAAGGCACATTATATTTCATCGACTTCGCTTCCTCTTCACGGCGTTCCTTCCATGGGATCGCCGACGTTGAGATTCGTGTAGTCAAAGAGAATTGAGGTGTGGGCCGGCTTCCAGCGATCGAGGATGCACTCCAGATCTTTTGCGAAGCCGATGCGCAGATGTGGATCGACGCCGGTCTGGCCGCCACCGCCGCCGACCCTGAACCACGTCAGCGGCGCGAGGTGAACGTGAACCGTCCAGTAGAAGCGCGCAGTCGGGTCGACGCCGATGCCGTAGCTCGGGTGTTCCGAGACCACCCCCTCCGCGACCCGCTCCCCATTCGGATCGTAGACCGGCAGATAGCCGAGGACGAACGTGGTCGAGAACATCGGGTCGGTGCCGTCACCGGTCACCCGACTGTCGCCACAGCGATCTATCCCGACGGTGAACGGGCGATACTCACTGATGGTGATCGAGTAGCCGAGGTACGCCGCCGTGTCGATGAAGAACTGGCGCGACTGGCCGCCGAGCGTCGTCATCCGCAGCACGAGCTCGCGCTGGCGCTGGCCTATGGTCTGAGCCTGCGACCAACACGGATCGGGCAGGCCCCAGTTCCGTTCCCAGTCCGGCAGCAACTCCATCGTCGTGCGCGGATCGGACTCGGTCTCGAGGAGGTCGGCCGCGCGACCGTCGACGACGCCCCAGTAGTCGCAGAGCCCGTCGCAGGTCCGCCAGAGAACACCCTCGATGACGTGCTTCGGCCACGCCGGCCCCTGCGGCAGCAGCGCGAGGAAGGCGCTCAGATAGTCGCTACCTGACCTGCGGATGTGCCGGTCGCTCATTGATACAGGATCGTGCCGAGGATGGCCATGTAGCCCGGGGCGGGCATCACGTTGTCCGTGTCCGTCACGAGCTGGAATGACTCGACGCCCGGTGCCTCCATGATCGCGTAGGACACCCACGCCGCGAAGATCGTCTGCCCGGGGAGTGCCCTGGCGAACAGCATGTCGTCGAGGCTCTGCTCGATCGCGGCCTGAACATCGGTGGTGTCAGGCACCAGGTTGGCGATCGTGATGTCGATGAACTGCTTGATCGGCGCGACGACGTAGCAGTCCTTCACCGTGACGGGCCGCACGGTGTCGATGTAGTCGGCGACGGTCGTGACGTCCTGCGGCTGGGGCCAGCCGTCGTCGGTGGCGCGGAGGTCGTCCATCATGAAGCGCACCGTGACGGTACCGACGCCCATCTCATTCGGGTAGGCCCAGGCGCGCGTGACACCGGGCACGGCGAGCGCCCACTGCTCGTAGTCGTCGACGTCGCCGCCCATCGGCGGCTTGCGTATCCTCTCGAGGATGCGGGCCCGCAGCTCGTCGTCGGTCTCGTCGTCGGTGCCGCCGTCGAGCGTGTCGACCGTGACCGAGTCGACGGAGCCGGTGAGCGGCGTCTGGAGGGCGAGCGGGGTGCCGGAGTCGAGGTTGCCGATCGTCCCGGGATCAAGGGCGATGATCGGCGCCGTCGTCGGCGCGCCGCTCGGATCGGTCGTGATGTCGGCGGTCGTCTGGTAGCCGACGCCGGTGCTGTAGGAGAGCTGCGTCCCGGTCGGCACATCTACACTTCCACTCGTCGTGACGAAGTCCGCCGAACCCTGCGCCAGGGTCGCGAGCTTCCTACCGGTAGTGCCGTCTGCGTTGACGAGCCAGATCTCGCCGTGGCGATCGAGCCACTCCGTCTCAGCGGTGTCGGGGAGGAGCTGGAGCGCGAGCCAGTCGACGTACTGAAGAGCGAGGTGGCAGAGCGCGCCCATCGCGTCCGACAGGACGCGGAGGACGCTGTTTGGAACGATGGCGTCAGCGCCCGGCAGCGATCCGCGGATGGCGTCGCGGACCAGCGACCTCACGTCCCTCAGAGTCGGGGTCTGCCACGGCATAGCCTACGAGCCCTCGACCTGACCGATGTCGTAGCCACTGGCGCCGACCTCGATCCCGTCCCAGAGGATCTGGTAGCGGAGCTCGATCTCGAGCGTGGGGCCGCGATAGATGCGAACGAGGGCGTCGATCTGCTCCTTGCCGACGCGAGTGGCCTCGACCTTGAAGAAGGAACCGATGCGCTGATCGATGAAGGGCTGGATCGCCTGACGGATGTACTCCTCGACCCGCATCGTCGTAGCACCCTCCATCGCCTCCGAGCCGACGATCTTACTCCGCTTGAGGAGCCAGAGCTTGCAGCCGATCGGCCAGCCGTCCCAGATGTCGGCGTCGAGGTCACCCCACCAGCCGGCGCGATCCGTCGAGTCCGGATCGGGGAGGATATCGTCGGGCCCGGCGAGCCCGTCGGTGCCGAGAGCGACGATAATCGCCGTGGCGAGGGACTGCGTGTCGTCGAGGGTCCCGTCGCTCAGTAGGCTCCAGTCGATCGTGACCGAATACTTCGGGAAGAAGTTGTTCTGAACGAGTCTGACGTCGGGCATTCGCGCTCCTACCTCACCACTCTGTCGTCACGTCGTAGCCGATCACGTCGGCGATCTTCGTCAGCGCGCGGATCGCGGCGATCTTCGCCGACCTGATGCCGTAGAGGACCTGTTGGCGCTCCGCAATCTTCGCCGCGATGACGGCGGCCTCGGCCCGCGCCAGGCCGATCGAGCGCGCCTCGTCGACCGGCGTCCACTTGAAGTTGGTTCCGATCCCGAGCAGGCGTGCCGCCAGGACGCCGACCGACCCGTCGTCGGCCGGCCAGGCCCTGCCGTCGACCTCGATCGGCAGTTCGCGCCTATGGTCGTAGATCGCCTCGACGAGTTCGATCTGAATCTTCCGCGCCTGCGGCAGGATCAGCCCCGGCAGCAGCCTCATGAATTGCTGAAAGAACGG